AAATCAACCCGGCTAGTAAGTAAGAACCAAGAAAGGTAACTTGGCCTAAACTTACTGTACATTATTACATATTTAATTGCAAGAGTTAATTATATGTTGTACAAATAAAGATGCCCCAGACTGTGTGTTGCAGCTAGGGCGTATCACAATTCATGCGAGGTAAATTATGACTAAGATCAATGTATCATCACCATCATCTCTTGTCGAGTTTAAAAAGATAGAAGGTTCAAAAGTCCCTGCTACTACCAGTCTGGTGATTGCTGATGTTTTTGGGAAAGAGCACTTTAATGTCATTCAGTCTATTCAAAACTTAATAGAAACCGGTAAATTCGGTGCATTGAATTATCAAGTCACGTCGTACAAAGATGTTCAGGGTAAAAAAAGGCCAATGTATGTACTTGATGAAACTTTTACCACTGTTTTGATAATGGGTTTTACCGGTGAATCTGCTTTAGATTGGAAACTTGCATATACTAAAGAGTTTCAAAGGATGCGTTCCATAGTTCCACGCACAAAGGGAGACCCAAGCGCAGAATTGAATAAAACGGTTAATGCTATCTTGGAGTGTTCTAGAGCTAAAAGAGGGTTAGAAACAGATCAGTATCAGTATGCAAACATTGCTAAGGCTGTGAACAAAGAGGTATTCGGCTATCATATGAACGAAATTAGGCAAGAAATGACTCCCGATCAGCAAACTAAGCTGAATCAAACGCTTACTCAGGTTGCTAAGCAGATACTGAAATCTATTTAGCTTGACCTATAACCAAACTTATGTATCATTAATTTATAGAGGTGTTTATGTATTGCTATCGTTGTTGCGGGCGTAAAAAAGTTTACAAGATGATGGGCGGTTATACGCTTGAGAATTGCGGTGGTGAAGAGATTACGTGTCCACTTTGCAAAGGTGAAGGCAAAATACCCGACGAGAAAGAGCAAGAGAGTGTAGTTAAAGAAGTTGTTGAAAATAAGAAGAAAGTCAAATCTTCCGAGGGTATAAAAAATGGCTCAGGGGATTAAACATATACCAACGCCAGAAACAAGGGAAAAAGTTTTAGAAATGTCTAGTTTTGGTATTTCTAGGCGTTGTATTGCGGATATATTAGATATTAATGAAGACACTTTATACACACACTATAAACAAGAGTTAGAAACATCTACAGAAAAGATGATCTTCAAGGTAGCTAAAACGCTGTTTGAGAAGGCGGTTTATGACAAAGATGTTACCAGTATGATCTTTATGCTTAAAACACGTGGTCGTTGGCGTACGGTTGATAACGAGAGTGTTCTTGAAAGCAATGAAAAGCTACGTGAAGAGATGCTTCAACTTCGTAAACAGCTAGACGAGAAGAACAAGAAGGAATACTGATCATGCCATTGAAAAAATCTTCTAGTAAAAAAGCTATGACCGAAAACATTAAAGCTGAAGTTGAATCTGGCAAGCCTGTTAAACAAGCTGTTGCTATTGCTTATAGCGTTAAACGTCAGGCGAAGAAAAAAGGAAAGTAATGCGTTTAAGGAACATGACTACTAAAGACGATTCTGTTTATGCTGTGGTTGAAATAGAAAAAGACGACAGTTTTGACACGGTTGATATAGTCATTTCTATAACTGATTTAAACGTGGAAAGATACGAAGAAGTTATACTTGATATAGCTAGGGTTTTTAAGAATCTGGACATAAAGATGATTAAGGGATAATATGACTTGCGATGCTGAAAAAGAACAAATAGCTAGCGAGTTACGTGGGTCATTGCTTGCGTTTACTAAGTACTTTTTTAAGCATGTTACTAACAAAGAGTTTATTGTCAGCCATCCTTTAGGGCGTGAATCTCATCACATTACTATCTGTAGAGCTTTGACTAAGGTTAAGGATTTAGAAGTATTGCGAGAGATAATAAACGTGCAACCTGGAAGCGGTAAGAGTACGTTACTTAGTATGTTTACAGCTTGGTGCATGGCTCAATACCCAGATAGTAACTTCCTTTACATCAGCTATTCGCACGAGTTAGCAAGTAAGCACACGTCTTTTATTAAATCAATCATAAGTTCTCCTATGTTTAGATACCTGTTTGAAGTAGAGGTTTCGCAAGATACACGTGCAAAGGATAGCTTTAAAACAACTGCTGGTGGTGGCGTCCGTGCGTTTGGTAGTAGTGGTTCTGTCACTGGTCAAGATAGCGGCTTGCCTGGTCTAGATAGGTTCAGCGGTTGCACAATACTTGATGACTGCCATAAACCTGATGAAGTGTTTAGTGATACGATGCGACAAGGTGTTATTGATAACTATGACCAAACCATCAGGCAGCGTGTCCGTGGTCTTAATGTTCCTATCGTGTGTATAGCTCAACGACTTCACGAGGATGACTTACCATCTTGGCTTATGTCTGGTAAGGACACTGATGAATGGCATACAACCATACTTAAAAGCTTAGACGGTGCAGGCAATGCGCTTTATCCTGAGATGATGCCAGCTAGTAAACTATTGGTATTAAAGGAAAAGTCTCCATACGTTTATTCGTCACAGTATCAACAAGAGCCTATCCCTAGTGGTGGTTCATTGTTCAAGCCTGATTGGTTCGTGAAACTACAAGATGAGCCCGAGATTATTACCACGTTTATTACATGCGATACCGCTGAGACTGACAAGGCGTATAACGATGCCAGCGTGTTTAGCTTTTGGGGTATCTACGAGATTAAGCAATTCGGCAAGACAACAGGAGAACTTGGCCTACACTGGATAGATTGTCTTGAAACAAGGATAGAACCTAAAGACTTAGAGCATACGTTCATGGACTTTTATTCATCATGTTGCATGCACGGTAAGCCTCCAATGATTGCAGCGATAGAAAAGAAAAGCACAGGAGTTACACTTATATCTGTGTTGTCTAAAGTAAGATGCTTACAAGTTAGGGAAATTGAGCGTACCCGTGCCAGTGGTAGTAAGACGCAAAGGTTTCTTGAGATACAGCCATATGTAGCTTCTAAGCGTATCAGTTTTTCCGAGGGTGCTAGACACTTTGATATGTGCGTAAATCATATGGTTAAAATAACCGCTAACAACACTCATCGCCATGACGATATAGCTGATACATTGGCGGACGGAATAAGGATAGCTTTAATTGAGAAGACTTTATATAATGTGAACGTTTCAAACAAAGCAGAATTTAGAAAATCATTAAGTTCTGGCCTTAACGAAAATATAAATAAAAAACTAAGGTTAGGAAATGAAAGATATGAAAGAAGTTTCTAAGAAACACCAAGACCGTTTAACAGATATAAAGAAAAAGATTGAAGAAGCTGAAGAATATTTTAGACCGAACGTTAGACGTTATGACAAGTTCGTTAAGTTTGTGTTTAAAAGCAGTATGACAGATGACGAAGCTGCTGGTCTCTCAAGCACTGGTAAGCCCGCTATTGAGTTTAATATCCTTGAAGCATTGATAAGCCGTCTTCGTGGTGAGTTTGCAAAGCAAGAGCCCAATTTAAGCGTTAGAGCGTCAGATGGCGTACCAATAGATATGCTCACACCTGCTTTCACTGAGATGATGGCTTTGATTGAGGCACACCTTAAGTGCATATTCTTCGACGGCACCAACGACATGTTCGATTACAACATCTATAGTGACTTGCTTGCTGGTGGATTCAGTGTTGCAAAGGTATATACCGAATATGTAAACGAGAAATCATTTGAACAGAACATATATGTCGACAGGGTGTTTGACCCTACCCTAACTTTCTTTGACCCACTATCAAGAAAAAGTCATAAAGGTGATGGACGTTTTTGCGGTGAGCTCTATCCCATGACACTTGACGATTTTAAAGAGAAGTTTGGCGAAGAGCTAGCAAGTGAGATGAAATTTACTAAGGATTTAGCTGGATTTAACTGGAGCTTTCAAAATGAAACAGAAAAAATCGTTCTCGTGGCTGACTATTATGAGAAAAAGAAGCGCAAAGAAACTATCTACCGTCTGTCGAATGGTCAAAGCGTTACTAAAAAAGCATATGAAAAAGCAATCGAAGACTGGGCGTTAATACAGCAACCACCTGTTGTTTTAGCTGAACGTAAGACAGACTTTGAGTACATTTGTCGTTACCGTATATGTGAAAACAGGGTGTTGGACTATGTTGAAACCGATTATAAGTATTTCCCTTTGGTGTTTATCGATGGTAATAGCGTATACTTACGTGAATCTGGATCTTACAGACAGCTTACTCGCCCTTACGTTTATCATGCAGAAGGTATTCAAAAGCTGAAGAACTTCGCTGGACAATCGCTGGCTAATGAGTTGGAAAACACTATACAGCACAAGTTCATTGTCCCTATTGAATCAGTACCAGAAGATTATCAATCAGCTTATCAGAACGTACAAAAGGCTGATGTGTTAATGTACAACCACTTTCTAGATGGAAACCCTGGAACACCTTTACCGCCTCCTCGTGAAGTTCAACGTACACCTATACCTCCTGAAATTACTAACACTTTCCGCATGACCGATGAAATGACTCAAATGATACTTGGTAGCTATGATTCGCAACAAGGCGTTCAAAGCGGTCAGTTGTCAGGCGTTGCGTTGGCTCGTGGTGCTATACAAAGTAATAATGCTAGTGTTCCTTACATAGTTGGATACATTAAGGGGTTAAACAGGATAGCGCAAATAATCGTTGACTTAATACCAAAGTACTATCGTACACCAAGAACTCTGCCGATTAAAACACCGGATGGAAAGAGAGCATTCGTATATATCAACGATAAGTCCAAGGGTTCAATCTATATGAACTATGACGCTGATACGTTACAAGTCCGTGTTGAAGCTGGCGTTAACTTCAGCATGCAGAAAGAGATTGCGCTTCAAACCATTGTTAACTTAAGCCAGGCAAGTCCAAGCTTTGCGCAGTTCTTTAATGAAGAAGGATTGCCAGTATTACTAGATAACATCGATATCCGTGGTATTGATCAACTTAAAGGCAAGGCTGCTCAATGGATGCAAAAACAAGCTCAAGCGGCAGAACAAGCGCAACAAATGGCGCAACAAACTCAGCAAATGCAAATGCAACAACAAGCTATGCAGATGGCTATGATGCAAAAAGAAGCTCAGGCACCTGCTCAGACTGTAGTTGAAATGCAAGCAGTAGAGCAAAACACAGCGATAGAACAGGCTAGGATTAGTGTTAAAGCTCAAGAGGCAGAGACTAAGTTGATTGAAGTAATAGCCAAGATAGATAACGAAAAGGCTAAATCAGAACTTAGTGCGGCAAAGGTTAACGCTGAACAAACCAGAAGCGCTATAGATACAGCTATAAACATTAGCAAACATCAAAAAGAAAGGGAGGCTAAGAATGAAGAAAGTAGCGAAAGAGCTGATTAAGAAGATTACAAAGAAGATGGGTAACAAGCACGAGGATGAGAAGAAGGATAAAGCCATGGTAAAAAAAATGGTGAAAAAAGCTGCTTTAAAGTGATATGATACACATGTTGACTGGCAACTAAAACCAGGATTACGCAACTCATGGCGGTAACAATGGGCGGACTATCACGTAGATGGGCAATCACTGCAATAAAGCAGGTTAAAAATTATAGGGGTAATAGGTAGATGGATGACGTTTTAATGGAACAAGCTGAACAGGTAGCGCCACAAGCTGCACCGCAACAACAACAGCAACCGATGCTAACACAAGATCAGGTTAATAAGATTGTTGCTAGGGAAAAGCAAAGGGCTGCTGAAGCGGCTAGAAGAGAGATGGAAGAAAGGATTCAAGCGCAGGAACAAAGGAACACTATGGTGAGTCGTGATGCGGATGTTGCAGGCATTTATCAGCAAGTCCAAGAACGTTTCAACATGGAGCAGGATCGATTACGTAAAGAGTTAGAAGAAAAGCAACTTAAGGAACATATGAATCAGGTTGCTAACAACTACTTATCACGTGTCGACGCTGCAAAGGGTAGCTATCAGGATTTTGAAGATGTTACCAAAGACTTTGATGCGTCTGCTTTCCCTCAATTAGTCTACCTATTATCTGGAATGGATAACGCAGGACACGTTTTGTACGACTTGTCTAAGAACCCGTTGAAGTTGGCTGCAATCGATAGGCTGGCAGAGCGGAACCCTAAACAAGCACAAAGCGAGTTAAACAAACTGTCACAATCCATTATCTTGAATCAACAAGCACAAGAACAGGCACCAGGTCAATCAACGGCAGACCCACTAGACCGCCTACAGCCTTCTAAGATTGCTGGGGAAAATGGTAAAATGGGTATTAAAGATTTACGTCAACAATCATGGTTAAAGGGTTAATAGATTATGGCTAACAATATTTTGCAACAAGTACAAACATATAACGAAAGTAACTTGGCTTTATTGCTAAACAGTTTCGCTTTCATCAGTACATCAAACAAGAAGTTTCAACGATTCAACGACGATATTCCAAAGAACTTGGGCGACACAGTTACTTTTGACCTTCCTCCACGCTTTACTACGACAAACAGCTTGGTTGCTAATTTCCAATCAGCCGAACAAAGAGTTCATAGCTTAAAGGTTGACCAACAAGCGTCTACAGCTTATGACTTTACTGCTCAACAATTCATCTTCAATGTTCGTGATTACATGGACAAGTTCGGTCGCTCTGCTGTGGCTGAAATCGGTACACGTGTTGAGGCTGACATTGCTTCTCTAGCTGAGTCTAACACTTACCGTTTCTACGGCGATGGCGTTACCAAGATTAGTTCTTATTTGCAACTAGCTAGTGCTTTGGCTTTCTTCCGTAACTATGGCGCAGCTAAAGACAACGTGAAAGGCTACCTGTCTGACCTTACATACCCTTCAATTGTTAACTCTGGTTTGAATCAATTCGCACTAGACAGAAACAACAAAGAAGCTATGTCTTGGGAAGTTGGTCGCTTTTCTAACTGTGAATGGTACCAATCAAACTTGCTTAAAACACACGTAGCAGGTACTTGCGGAAGACTTGGTTTAACTCTTGAAGTTGAAGCATTGATACCATCTTCTAGCGATCCTAACCAAATCGTGGCTATTACTTTCAGCGGATGTAACTCTTCTGGCGACCCCGTAGCTGTTAGAAAATATGACAAATTCCAATTCAATGATGGCGTTGGCGCACTACCTAACGTTAGATTCAAAACATTTATCGGTCATGAAGATAGCCAATCACCTGTTCAATTTGCAGCAACTGAAGATTGTCAATCATTTACTGCTGGACCTGGTGATTTCCGTGTTACTGTACCTATCAACCCACCTTTACAATGGGCTTCAGGTCGTAATCAAAACGTCTCATCTGCAATATTGCCAGCTTCTGGAGCTACTGGAGGAATGCAAGTTAGCGTACTTCCTGACCACAGATGCGGTTTAATCGTTGGTGGTTCACCTCTATATGTTGCTATGCCAAAGCTTCCTGACGAATCTCCTTATGCTACTAGCGCAATCACTGACCCAGATTCTGGTTGTTCTCTTCGCAGTTACTACGGTTCATTGTTTGGACAAAACCAACGTGGATTCGTTCATGACGTTATCTGGGGTAAAACTCTTGTTCCAGAATACTCCCTGATGATTGCTTTACCTGTTTAGTTTTAACCGCTCTTGGCTTATAATGCTGAGAGCTTTTCAATGAGGATTATTAAGTATGCCAAATGAATTAATTGTAAATGGTGGCGTTTTGTACATTAATGGGATGAGATGTCTTTATGAGAACGCATCAAACATAGGTTTAGGCGGTGGTCAATGCCGTGACTCAACCAACAGTATGGATATTGTTTTAAACGGAACAGTTCAAGCTAATATCGGTAGATTAGGAGCCGGAGGCGTAGATCAAGGGACTCTCGTTGCTTCAGATTTTGTGTATGTATATGCTATTGCTGACTCAACGTTGTATAACGAACCGAGTGTAGTACTATCTAAAGATTTTTCTAAACCTCTTTTACCATCTGGTTATGATGCATACAGAAGAGTTGGTTCAATGAAAATAGGTGGTGATGGTTTTGTTTATCCATTTGTTCAACTAGGAAACCAAAGCAACCGTACATTCTTCTATCCACAACCTGTCCAAATTGTAAACCTTGGCGCTGTAGTTCCACCCGTAGCATATACAAAAGTACCTGTTAACAGTGGAGGTGGTAATTTAACCCCTTCAGAAGATTGTGAAGTCATTCTTGAAATAAACATGGAACCTAGTGCACCCCCCCCAAATAATAGTGGGAAAAATGTTTTCATTCAAGCTCCTGGTTTTGAAGTTTCTAACTCTGCTTGGTATTTGGCTAGATTTGGTTGTGGTGTTGCTGTTAACGGTCAAGTAAGAGCTGTCGCAAGAAAAGACTTACAAAGTGATGTATTTACTTC